CACTACAACAACCTTTTCTGATGTAATCCGCGTCCCCCGGACGAAATCCTTTCGGAAACTCTCATAGACAAATCGGGCTCCAATCCTTAAAGACCGCTTAAATTCCTCTATATCCCGTGCCGTAATTTCTGGATCCTCCTGGCTGGCTTCGGCTTCACCGGGTACGCCTGTCCCCGCCAGCCTAAACGTATACCGGCCACCATAGGCCCTCTTCTCACGTGCATAATCCCTTATGGTCTGCCGGGGTATGGACAGTGCCACCTCCCATTCCTTGGAAGTACGTTCTCCTAGCAGTTTCCCAGCATCATACGCCGCATACAAATTTTCAAATGCCATAATCCACCTTCTTTCTCTGCCTCGGCGGCTCCCGCAGCCCCCGATCTGAACACAAACTTGTATATGTATAAGCCGGATGTGTTGCTGAGAAGGTCATGGCAGGCGGTGCCTTTACTGCTATAGCTGACTCTGCCGTGGTGATCCTCTGCGCTTGCACATACTGATTCCGGCGCTCTTTTGGTGATTTTCTCAATGTGTCCCTCCTTTTAAGCAACAAAAAACCAACTACCGAATATTGATAGTTGGTTTATGTCACAAAAAAACTTGTTTTCACATTTCTAATATTAAACCTTCTTGGCGAACCCAAACATTGTCTTTTTTAAAATAAAAACATTTTTGTATTTCATTAAATTTAATTTCAAGAATCTCACCTGATTTAAATTTGGCATCAAACATACGCAGGAACTCTGATGCATTTGGGTATCTTGTATCATTAACATATTCGACCTTTTCCGCTTTTAATGTTACTTTTAACCAATCACAAACCGACTCTATGTCCAACATAATTAATACTCCTTTCAAGTTTATTGTAATCATAATACATATTTTACCAACTATCAATATTCAATTATCAAAGAACAATATTTCTTTTTTAAAGAGCCCTTCGCCTTTTTTTTGTGGGGTTTGCGGCTCCTTTCTTTTTTTGTTACGATTTGTACATTTCCTGCTTATATTGAACATATTATATTTAATATCACACTATAAAAAAATCGGAGGTTCTGTCATGTCTAGGAAAAAAACTCTCTTTGGTTCAATAAAAAAAGCATATATCAGCGGTTTAAAACCCATCGCTGCTAACAAAAACAATTTATATAATAAAAAAGCAAGATCAGTAATTAAGAAATTATCAAAATAAATATGGTAAATGAATAACGTAATATTATAGTCGGTGTCTTTAAGTCCAGCTTAATCCTAATTGACCACTAATTAAGTGTATATCGTTCTTGCTCTTCAATTTAAAATTTGGTAATATACTTTTGGAGGTGATAAACATTAGCAAAATTTTTGTTTATCGTCCAGCCAAATTGATTCGTCAATAAGTGACGAATGGATTCTGAATTTTATTGATAGTTATTAACAAACAAGCAACCTAATACATTCTGTGTCGGGATAAAATTTTCAAACGGAGAATATACTTCTCAACAATTTGGCTATTCGGAATCCACCTTTTTATAGCACTAAGCGACACACTTGGTGCTATATTAAACACAGGTTTTACTAAGCAAATCTAAGCTGCTCCTGACTATCATCAATCCTCATGTTCGCCATTCGTTCTCCAATTTTAAGGTAAGGACAATTCGCCATAACCAATGCTTCAGCTACAATGGGGACAACGCTGTTCCCAATGCGTGCCACCTGTTCAGATACCGGATATTTCTTTCCCTCATAATCATGATCAATAATATAATCTCCTGGGAACCCCTGGCCCAGCTTCAATTCCGGCTCAGCTTTTAGCATACGGAGAAAAATATCCAGAATCACATACTCATTTCCAAGGACCGTAACCAGGGCAAATCTGTCCTTTGTCACAATCGTATGAAGCGGTTCCTCCAAACTTACACCAGACACATCACCACCGTAGTATTTAATGATAAACTGGCTTACCCAGGTGCATTTCTGTGCTGTTTCTTCATCAACACCATTCTTCAACAGTTCTTCCTTGCTGATTGCAAGAATACTGACTTGTCCAAAATGCCCAGGACTGGTTGTGATTGTATGTATCGGTTCCCATAAAGGCTGACCTATTCCCGATTTATAGAATTTTGTAAGGAAAGCCGCCACCAAGCCATAACGGTTACTGGTATCTAGTGTCATTATAGGTTCATCAACCGACTGTCCTCTCACGTTAGACTTTGATGTTTCAGAATGATACTGGATTAAAAGTGGTGCGACTACATGATTATGGTCAACCGTTGTAATGGTGTGTATCGGATCATTCAAACTACTGCCCGCTCCCCTGTAATTGCCTCCATAAGATTTTTCAATGAAGGGTGTGATAACTGGCGATATCAGGCAATGTTCATTTTTTGTAACTACTGTACTCAATGGATCTTCTACTGAACGATTGCGATCTGTACAAAATCCAGTCTGCCCTATCTGCATAATGTACGGTGTCACAGTTCCAAAGCCATGCTTCTGCGTTATGGTGGGCATAGGCTCATGTATGCTCTGTCCCCGGAAGTTATCTCCCCCATGATTCACCTGAACAATAAACGGTTCCGGGCAATTAAAAACAAATTTATCCAATCCCCTGGCGATCCGGTTCATCGTCTTATCTGCCAGTGGCTTCTTTCTGCCAAAGATGGATTTACCTAAATCTGTTAAATCCAGGTATTTCCAAATAGGTTCCCACTTCTTTAATCCATCTGTACCGTTTTTATTGTGCGTAGGCTCCGGCCAGACAATTGGCAGCCCGTCTCTGCGAAAGACTGCATACCACCGTTTTCTTGTGGTAGGCGCTCCGTAATCTGCAGCTACCAGTTCCCGGCTATCAAATACATATCTGAGGGACTTCATTGCGGTAATAAACTTCTGGTAATCTTCTCCTTTACGCTCCTTTATGGGATAACCCTGTTTATCCAAAGGTCCCCACTGTTGGATCTCCTCAACATTCTCCATCAGTATCACATCTGGCAGAATTGCTTTCGCATGTTTATATACTGCCCATGGAAGAATTCTTAAGCCTTTTTCCCGCGGCTTGCCGCCCTTTGCCTTACTGTGACTGGTACAGTCCGGACTAGCCCACATCAAAGACACATGACGGCCTTTTACATACTTTTGCAAATCAACCTTGAAAATATCTTCTGTCAAATGCAATGTATCAGGGTGATTCGTTTTGTGCATCCTGATAGCTTGTGGATTATGATTGATAGCAATATCCACCGGGCGACCCAAAGCCATTTCTATTCCAACGCTTGCTCCACCGCCACCGGCAAAGCAGTCTATTATTAAATCTCTCATTTTGAAAGGAGCCAGGATATCCTGTCACGGTGGCCACCGCTCCGGCCTCCTTTCTAGATATTAACTTTTACTGTTTCCCGGCATACACTCAAAATGTATGTGCGACTTACTTCGTCTCTTGGTTTCTATGTACACGTGTTCCCCATGGATTTCCTTGCCGCAGATAGAGCAGAGATAAATCTTTTCCTGCTGAGGAGCACTGTCTTTTCTTTTAGCTGGCATTGTCGCACCTCCCATTCTTTTCTTCTTCAAGCTGGGTAAACGTTGCAAGCATAATCCTCCCGCATATTGGGGCTCCGTTATATTTTTTCATGATCTGACCAAAATCTGTTGTAGCAGAATTCCATAAACCTGGCTCCATGGGTTTCCCATGATATTTCTGATAAAAAAATATAAGCATCACAGAAGACACCTTTTACCATGCAGCTGCTTCTTCAGTTCGTACACTCATAAAATACACCCTGCCTTTCTGTAATGAGCCCGGCGCCGCTTCCACTGATTCTCACAAAACTGGATATCATCCACATAGTCATAACAAACAGCATCTTCCTTCCCTGAAAACACTCTGGCTATCCTTCCTACACTCTGGGTAACAACGGCATAATCCTTTTTAGGAAGAGTCATATACAGCCGGTCAAGGCAAGGGATATCCAAGCCTTCTTTAGCCAGACTAAAGGTTGCGAATAGAAAATGCTTCTTTCCATTCCTCATGTCTTCAATAGCCCGCTCCCGTTCTGCCCTGGCATTCTTACTGGTCATACTGCCATCGATCATGACACTGGCTCCTTTAAGCTCCGCAGGCAGCATATTTCTTAATATCTGCAAATGCTCCAGTCGATCCGAAAGGATCAGGTTAAAATGCTCTCCATTACTTTTCAAATCCTTAACAATAATTTCATTCCTTGGACCGCTCCCAGTCAGATATGGAATCAGCTTCATAAAAGCAAGAGTTCCATCCGTGTCCAAACATTCCCGATTCACCTTTATTCCTGTATTCCTCTGACTGATCCGCACCTGCATGGTCTTATCAGCACAGCCTCCTCCGGAACCCTGTAGGCAATTTCTCCGATCACAGCAAAGGTACTTTGAATCAGTCCGTCCGACCGATGAACCGTTGCTGATAATCCGTATTTATGCCGGGCAGCCAGGCTGTTCATAACTTTATAGAACATAGTCACCTTAGAAGGGGTCCCGGCAAGACGATGACACTCGTCTACGATAATCACATCCCAGGAATACCGGTACTTGTCCAGGTCCAGCTTACAGAGTGTCTGCACGGTGGCAAAAGTAATGTGACTGCCAATATGCACCTTTCCTGCCGTAATCTTTCCCAGGGTCCTTTTATCAAAGTACTGTGCAGCCCTTTCATAAGACTGGGTAAGAAGGTCCTGAGTGTGTGTGATCCACAGTGTCCGCCTTGATAATTTGGCTGCCAGTGCTATTCCCATCTGGGTCTTTCCGGATCCGCAAGGACTTTGAAGAATTCCACAACTCTGACAGCTCATTTCCATCACTGCCGGCTCTTGATAGTCATACAGAGGAATTGTTCCATCAAAGCTTAAAAGTCCGTTATCCGCCAAATCTTGATTGATTAGAGTATTCTCCTCTTTGAACTCCTTAACCTTTTTTCCCACTCCAACCGGTACAATCAACTCATTGCCTTCCACCCGGTATAGCCATAAATATTTCGGTGTATTACCAACCATAGCCCCCGGCGTGAACGATTGGCGTATTCCGGATTGGGCAGTACTAGATTTTCACTGCACCAGTCAAACAGAGCCTTCGGGGCATCTGTTATCCGCATCTCACTGCCAATCACTATCTGCATTCCCATCACCTACACTTTCCGGAAGGTTTTCCAACCAGATATCAATGTTACTGCCATATCTTTTGCATACTGGTTCATCAATCTGCTTAATTCCTTTGCCCTGAAGATGTTTGATCAGGTCATAATCAATCAGATAAATTGTCTGATTGCTGAATCGTAAAGCAAATTTCCCCTTCTCATTACCAGTCAGTTCAAACAGATGCATAGCATTGTACTGGTTCTCTTCCATTCTGCTAAGAAGGAAATAATCCTTTTCACAGTTCTTGCAATCAAAGAGGTATGTAATCCCATTCCGAGCCGCCACTACGTCACAGGGCTGTCCATTTTTGTTATCCTGAAACATATGAACCCAGAATCCTTTACCTGCCAACAGCTCCGCAAACTCTCTTTCAAAGTCTGATCCTGCTTTCTTATTGCTTACCATAAGATCTCGGCCTCCTTTTCAAGTTCCAGTGATAATCGCCGTACCATCTTTAGATCATCTTTGATTCGTTGTCTGGAGGGTCTTTGCAGGTCCCAGATCTTTTTCTGGTCTCCGGAATCAAGTACCTCTCTATAGTTTTCTATCTTTTCAAATTCCCCTTTTGCATCCTGCATGAGAAATTCAATCGCACTGATTTTATTCAAATTACCACCATTTCCTTTCCGGTCTAACCTTTTTCAGGACTAAACTAACCGCGTTTCGGCCTAAAAACAGCCTGTAAACCCTTGTTTCTACATGGGGGCTAACCGTCTAACCCAAAATCCGGTTGCATAACTGTATATATTTAAAGCAAAATTCGTTCTTATCAATTTTCCCTCGCGCTACGAGACCTATTAAATAGGTTAGACTAGTTAGACAGGTTAGACTGTATATATAAAAGCCTTATTTTATGCGGTTTCCTACTGGCTAACTATGATTTGAGCCAAGGTTAGACAGGTTAGACCCCCTTAAACAAACGGTAATGTCCCTTGACCTTCATCAACAGCCATAAATCCATCCGAATCTGTGTTATCATCGTCTTGCGGGAGATTGAATTTTATATAGCTGGATTTAATTCCATAAACTTTTGTGCTATGAATGAATTTTCCCTGTGTGTTCCTGACTAAATATCCTTTTTCAGACCATTTTTTTACTAACTGCGGTGTAATCAAAACCATTTTGGTTCAGATAGTCAAGCAAAACATCCCTATTAATGACCATGACTTCCCCGTCAATCTTCCCCCACGCTTCACCTTTATTAGGAGAATTATCAGCCTTGGGATCTTCAAATCTGACTGGATTTTTAGCCGCCCAGTTAAGAACCGATTGATAGGCCCTTTCAGCCACATCTACATCTACTGAACTTTGCAAGTATTTCTTCACATCCTGCACAGACAGGTATTCTTCATCTTGAAAAAACAGTTTTACGGCCAGTTCATCAGCCAACATAAGACATGCCATGGCCATAGCTTGCTTATCCGTAGTATCGAATTTGCAAAGTTCCTCAAACAGTTCCCTGTATCGCTCAATCAGTTCTCCTGTCTCAATTCCCTGTATGTACTCCACTAGCCTGCGGCCAGCAAATCCATAGTGCTCCTGCACGACACTACTAACATAATGGCCATCATCTACCAGGGGCCCATCTATCGCTACCTCAATGACACGGTTTTTAGACCCTCCACCAGAGTTGGCCTTTGTGATCGGCTCCTCACCAGTGAAGATAAAGCTGTTCTTCCAGGTCTTTGTATCCTCTACGCCCCCATAAGCTTTAGCCCTGCCACGGTCCACGCCTTCCGTGATCTGGTAAATCAACTGATCAAAATTACCCTGCCATTTATCCTTAATGGTTTGAAGCTCATCCCCTGCAAAAGGAATAGAGCATAAAAAGGCGGCGTTTCTCATAATGGCGTTTTTTTGTCATGTTCATGGTCTTTACGAGCCCGCCCATCTTAGGATTGCCCCAGATACTCATAGCAACCATTAGAGCAACCGTCTTACAGGTTCCCGTTGTCCCCCATATATGAAGGACAAAGGGAAGGACCTTAAGTGGCTCTAGAAGTACAGAAGCAAAACTGACGGCCATCATCATGCGTAGTGGGAGATTCTTCCTTAGTCCGGCGCATAGTTCTTTCCAAGTATCAAAGCTTCCGTTTTCTCTCACGTTCCGAAAAATCGCTTCATAGTCCATATCCCCCTCATAGCGGATATCCTCTGCATAAGGAGTAAAGAAGGAGCCCACCCACCCCAGGCGGTTGATTGATTTCTTGGGATTAAGAGTAAGGGGATTAAGTCCCACACAGTCAGAGATATAACGGACCAGATTCTTTGCATTATCCGAAGTTACTTCAATTCCGTACTGACTGAGAGCGTCCACGATTTTATTGGTATTGGCGCAAACACTACGATCCACAGTAATACTCTGCCAGGATGCGGACTTGAAATAGGCCAGGGTGATTCTCTCCTCTGCCGTATCCACATTTTTCAGGATCTCTATGGGCAGGATCGGATGGCTGCAGGCATGGGCCGGCACCGGCATTGCGTTTTTGTCATACCGGATTGCCCTCACCCCTAAGTCATTGGCCGTCCATTCCCCGCATATCAGTTCCAGCGGCTGATCGGTAAATTTCGTCTTCTGACCGTCCTGTTTCTGACGCTGGGCATAGTCAAGAACGAAGGACTTATATACGTTGTTAAATTCTGTTGCACGCTTTAATTTCCTGGCCGCATTCCGCAAAGCCTCTATGTACTGGGTTCTTTCAACATTGTCTTCTATTTCGAAAATCTGATAAAAGACTTCATCGGGAAATGGATCCGTCTGGCTCAGTTCGTACATACCAGTTATTAATTCGTCCTTCGATTTCTCCAATTTTTATCACCGCCTTCTTGTCGCCATAAACTTCTTCTGGACATTCTTCCAGATTTTCAAGCAAATATTCTATGTATGTAATGTTCTGCAGGGCTTCTGCAAAATGCTCATTTTTCTCATGGATTGCTTCACAGAGCAGGATCCGGTACATCTGGACATACAGCTTTGCCCTTTTAGCAAAAGCAGCAACATTCTGTCGCCGCTTTTGCTTACGTTCTGCCTCTCGCTTCTCCCTGTATGTAACCGGTACTGTTACTGGAACACGAAAAGCAGCAGCCAGCTCCTTTGCCGCTTCCTCATTACGGATTCCTTGATACAAGGCGGCAAACTTTATCTGGTCCCCACCGGTACCACAGGTAAAGCAGTAAAATCCTTTTCCATTGGGATATATCTTCATGCTAGGATCCTTGTCCTGGTGAAAGGGGCATAAGCACAGCCCCTTTTTATTCACCTGAAGACCGTAATACTCTGCAACGGCCTGCATGGACACAGATTCCTTTACTTTATGGAATAGCTCCGGGTCACATGAATGGAATTCCCTCATCACCGGCTCCTTCCGGAATGCTCATAAAGCCATCACCATCAGTAAATGATGGAGGTGCCGCATCTGCGGGGCTTGGGCGGCTGCCACTCTGGCTTCTACGGGAAGAAGCTCGTCTTCCGGAATTTCTGCTTCATTAAGCCCGGCTACGCTACGGATCCTCCATAACTCTGTAACAAAAGGCGTGGTTCCATCATCAGCTTTAAACTGCCGGCGGCGGAAAATCCCTCCAAACTTTTTGCCCGCAAGCATCTTCTCATTACCTTCCTTGTCCCACTGGAAGGTAAAATTGTTAGAACGTTCAATGCTGGTAATGATTCCTTTTAACCATGACGTTCCTTTACCGTCCATGTTCTGCTTGAATACACCTTTCCATTTGGCGTTTTTCCCATTTTGTGCTTTGGCTGCTTCAAACATTTTTTTATAAAAATCCTTGTGCTCCCCTTCGGCAATATCGAAAAGTATTACAAACTGCTCATTGCCATTCTGAGAAGTCTGTGTAGCTACCTGAACAATAGAACAAATATATTTCCCCTTTGGGAGCTGTACAGACTCCCCTGTGTAGGCCTGAGCCTCGTCATATCCTGCTGGTTTCTTAATCATGTTTTGAATCCTCCTTGTTTACATTCTTTGGGTTTGGAATTCCGTAATATTCTCTAATTGTGTGATCAACCATAAGGAGATCGTTATCAATCGCCAGATCATCAAACATTCCCATGGGGGACTTACTAACGGCCCCGTTTACTGATTGGGTAATAAATTTATGTTCGTCTCCATCAATAACGCAACGCAAAACAATGGTAAACATGCCTTCCACGCAAACCTTTTCGTCAAGCAGCTTTCCAATAGTCTTCGGCCTAACGTCGCCCATATCGTCCTTATCTTCATGCATGAAGAAATACACAATCTTATCCTGCTCTTTCAGCTGCACCACGTGCTGAACCAATGACCAGAATCGGTCTCCCAAATCATTGTATAAGGCAAATACTCCATTTCCTTTTCCAGCGTTACTGTGCCCACGCATAAACTGATTTGTAATCAGGTATCCTGCATCGTCAATTACTAACGATCGCTGAGAAGCTCCTGAAATGGACTTCATGATCACCGCATAGTCATCCGTATTGATGGAAGGAACCCTCCCTTTAAATGGCAGGGGCTTGTTAAGGACGTTAAACATTGCAAAATCCTTTCCTGCACAATTTCTTAAACTTGCACTTTTGCCGGTACCACTCCGACCGATAATTAATACTGGTATCGCCATGTCAATCCTCCTTAATATGGCAGCTTTTCTTCAAAGTCTGCTTCCTGATCCGGTTCGTTATCTTCCCTTATGCGCCAATCCGTCTGAAAGAAGTCCAGTCTCTCCATGCTTGGAAAAAGCGCTTCTCTAGCTCTCTCCCCCGGCTCCGTCGTATGTACCCAGTAAATGGTGGTATCATTCTTCCAGTACAGGATTCCTGCGTTATAATTGGGTCTTCCGGGCATACTCTCCACCGTTGTCTCCAGTTCCTTGCTGCTGATAACATCAGCCGTCAGACTCTTATCTGCCACCTTATAACTAAGATCACTACGGACCTGCAGCACGATAAAGGCGTGTGGCCAAGAGCAGAGATTGATTGGAACATAAGCGGCGTAATCCTTGGCTTCTTTCCATAATTCATAAACGTCCGGATATTCAGATTGGGAATCCTGAACCACTTCCCCATTTTGATGCGAATATTTATAATACTCTCCAGACTCCGGGATATCTCCGATCAGCTCCATAAGTGCCGCCTTAAATTTATTAGAGGCGTACAAGATATCCGTACATAAGCCCCATGTCCCAGCATGGACCAAATAGCCTCCATTCATATTTCCAACATACAGGCCGCCACTCTTAAGAGCGGCCTTCATCATCTTTTTTTAATTCACCAGTTTTTAAAAACATAATTCTCCCTTCTATCTGCCTTCATGGCCTCGCTCGGCTGCCATTCGGACAAGATCAAGCACAATGTTCAGTTCATCATAGGAAAGCTGCCATATATTGCTTACCATTAAATCCGTGATCTTTGATGATACCTTAACGAGCTGCGCCATCCGGTAAGGCGATATCTCCGAACCGGAAGTATCTGGCAGCCTGTCCATGCTCATCGGATCCGCAAATGCTCTCCACGGGGTTCAAAGTGAGCCCAGTCAACCTGTTTCTCTGAAAGAAGCTGACGAACCGCTTCCTTATTCACCACTGGCGGCTGCGGAATGGTATACTTAGGTGGAATATCCTCCACGGTTCCATCAATAACCAAAGGCTCTGCTCCGCCATTCTTGCAGATTGAATAGCTGAAAAGGGCTGTTTTGAACTTCTCTTTACCGGTGTAGCGCATGTTTTCCATGAGATACTCCTTGATCCATCTATCCTTTCCTTCCAGCTGCTTTGCCCTTGCATTAAGCCTGTCCATTTCCGCTTCAATGGCTTTAATACTGGACTGAATCTCCATATGTATCTTGGCAAGGTTGTCCGATTTTTCTTCAAATTCTCCGAAGATAGCCTCCAGCGTATCCTTCATAATCTGCGGATCAATATCCTCTGCATAGCACAGTTCTTCAAAGACTTTATATTCCTCTGCGATTACATATAATTTTTCCATCTTGATTTCCTCCGATAGATTCCCTATAATAAAGATGTAAATATTTACGAGTTACTTTGATTCCCTGGGAGTTGCCGCTCCTGGGGTTTCTGTTTTTAGAGTCTGTATGACTCCATCAATTTCTGAAATTGCTTTTTCGTGTTCCAGTTTAGAAACCTGAAACCGTTTGAGCAGTGCAGTTCTGGCCCGCTTAGTCACTACAATGTATTGGCCGATTCCCTGCTTTACCATGATTGCCTCCGGAAACTCTGCTTGAACATACGGAAAAAAATCATCCGCTAATGCTTCATTCGCCATAGCGTAAGGTGTTCCCTTCCGGTTACTCAGTTCTTTTAAATAGTAGTCCAAATAATCTTTATCCATCAGCCTTCACCTCCTCCTACAAAGCTTCTAAATGCCCGCATGTTCCCAAAATCACAATCACACAGGCTACAAAGATGACTGCCGGCAGAAACCACTTCGTAAACTCCATCAAGCGTGATGGGCGGGTGTCGGTGTAATCATCCAAGTTGTCATAGTGCTTTTGCATGAAATTCCTCCTTTCTGGGCTTGTCCACTGGTTCCGGCCTCAGCCGGATTCCTCTTTATGTAAATAAGATGCCCTCAATGCCGGCAAAACCATCTTTGCAATTTGCTTTGAAATAGCCTCAGCCTCTTCAGGTGTCGTATCTTTGCAGTAATCATCATAGAAGATAAAGGTCGTAGCCCCCTTCTTGATTTCCTTTACCGGCTTACTTGCCATGTCACCACCCCTTTCTAACTGATTTTATGTGGCATAGTTTGTACACCTTTCCTTGTTTTTCGTTTATAGTCTTTGCAGGTATACCGCCTGCTCCGATCTGGGCAACGATTGCGGTACCGGCAGGACTTACATGAATACGTAATCTCTATATATATCACCATTCCTTTCTTGTAATTTCTTCCAATGCTCTTTATACTGTACTTACAGGCTCCTGCCAGAGCTGAGTACGAAGGAAAGGAGGGTTAAAAAATGAATATTAAACTCATGAAAGAATTGGCTGAACTCAATACGGTTAAAAAAGATGTTGATGCTAGGTTATCCCTGATGATTGATGAAAAAAATCAATGAAACAGTTCAACAAGTAAAAAAATGATTTTTCAGCTTACTTTAAATCAAACGGTTTTTCAGTCAATGAGAACGGTAACGTAATTATTGCAACATATAAGGACCTGTCAATTAAACTGTCACACGACACTTCCGCATCGAAGTATATGGGGTCGTACTTCGTTTTTGATTTGGATACAGTACAAGTTAACAAAGACTTTTATAATATTTCACTAATACGTACCGGTGTATCTACTCAATCACATGTAACTCTTGGCTTTGTAGATGAAGACCAGCAGCAACTCAATTCTGTGAGAGCAGAAATAGAACAAGCTCTTAAAAGAATTGATAATTTCACACAAGAAAAGTGGGTACTAACTTTATCAAAAAAATCAAAAACCGGCAGAGAATCCCACACTTATGTCAATATGTCAGAACTTTTAAATGATCTTTTCAAATGATATAGATATTCCTGAATCATTGAAGATTTCTTCAAGATAACTAATAGCTATCTGAGGATCAGTAATTAGCAACCTTTCATATTTTGATTGTTCATAAGGGTCTTGGAAAACTATTTTGTTAACCGGGACTCTTATGTGAATATTCTCAATATCTTTCTTCTCCATCCTCTCTCGCCTCCTCTTTTTTTAATGCTTGTCCATGTCAATGGTTCATCTCTTTTATTCTGATTGTCTCCTATCTGAGCCTATTGCTTTTTGATGATTTTAAATCATCTATTTGACAAAAAAAATATCTTCTTTCTCCTTTAAGGACTTAATACCCAGTAGCTCACAAAGGGCGGAAACTTCACTAGTTTTAAATTCCTGCCTATTTTCCAATTTTAGCTGGAAACCATAAGAGGAAAGCCCTAAATAATCTGCGACATATTTCATCTTCAGTCCTTTTCCCGAAATTAAACTCCTTAGAAGTTCTGTGTTGGTCAAGATATCACCTCCTCGCTTTGATGATTTTAAATCATCTATCCACACTATATCATTTTGATGATTTAAAGTCAACTGTTTTTTTATATTTTCACAAAAATAATTGATTTTAAATAAACTATGTGCTATATTTATGATATCAATGCAGAAATGGATGGGAAATCATGGCGGATATCGGGAAAAGAATACGTGAAAAAAAGGGAAGCTCTTGGTATAACACAAGAGGAATTAGCAGCGAAACTTGGTTATAAGAACAAATCGACTATCGCCAAAATAGAAAACGGTACTAACGATATCGTTCAAAGCAAGGTGGTTGAATTTGCTAATGCGTTAAACACATCTGCGTCCTACCTCATGGGGTGGAAAGAAGAATCACAAGTACAATCGCAACTACAAATTAATCAATCAGAGCAAACCCTTCTACATAAATACCGCTCATTAGATGATAAAGGCAAGCACACCGTAGACACAGTCCTGGAAATGGAATACAATCGTTGCAATGCTGAACGCTTAGAGGTTTCAATGGTAATGCCAGAAAAGAGTAAACCACACCTTCTCCCTGTAGCCGCCCATAATGATACCATCACAGAACCAGGAGAACTGAAAAAAACCAAGCGTGACCTAGCCAAGCTAAAGAGGCCAGGAAAACAATAAAATACAATTTATTCGGGGAAGTGTTTAAAAATGGAGTATGAAGAACTACTGAACGAAGCTGATTCAGAAGGAATCTATGTTATTGAAAATTTAGAGTTTGAGTCCCAGGCATCTGGTCTTATCAATGGAGACGTGATCGGGCTGAGCAAATGCTTGTCTACATATTCAGAAAAGGCCTGCGTCCTTTCAGAAGAGCTGGGACACTATTATACAAGTGTTGGCAATATTCTTGATCAGACTTTAGATGGAAATAAAAAACAAGAATGCCACGCAAGGCTCTGCTTATGATAAAATGATTACAATAGAAAAAAATCATTTCCGCTAAGAAAGCCGGTTGCCGCAATCGTTACGAGATCGCTGAACACCTAAATATAACAGAGCCTTTTCTTCAAGAAGCCATAGATTGTTACCGCTCAAAGTATGGCCTCGGCATTCAAAAAGATGAATACATAATTTTTTTTCGAACCATTCAATGTATGCAAATTGATTGACTAATGCATAATTTAGCAAATTAATGTTAAATAGCCTATGGCTTTTTAATAATATAATCATGGAGGGAATGAAATGAGAAAGGTAAAATTATTAATTACAACCGCAATTGTTTCGGCGGTTATGAGCACGGCAGTCTTTGCCGGAGAATGGAAACAAGATACAAATGGTTGGTGGTATCAGAATGATGACGGGAGCTATCAAGTCAATTCATGGATTCAAGAGAATGGAAAATGGTACTGCTTTGATTCAAATGGTTATATGCTTACAGGCTGGGTAAGTACCGTGGGGGGAAAATGGTATTACATGAATCCATCAGGTGACGCAAGAACAGAAGATTACATTGAAAACGGTATAACTTACCACTTTGATCAAAATGGAGTCTGCCAAAATCCAACTCAGACCACGGAGCAATCGCAAGAAGATTATAAGAAAAAACATGGATGCCATCAGCAGAGGAGAATCAGCTAAAGCAGCACTATACATTTGGAGAGAATCACAAGTAATTGATACTACCCCTGGAGTTGATTCAGGGAATGAAAATATTGTAAGTGTAACTGATTTAAGCAAATAGAATCCTCATAATACAAAAACCGCCCGGTGCTGGTAACACCAAACGGCTTTAAATAGATTTTCTCTCACCGGGCTTCAGGGAAGATATATCCATCTCGACAATGGAATTATATCATTTTCGGAACGTCCTGACAAGAGGGCGTATTTTTTATACCTTAACTCAGAATTAAGAGAGAACTACTTCCATAAAATAGATTGAAAGGAGCTTACCTATGTCATATCTCATGTATTTACGTAAAAGCCGTGCTGACAAAGAAGCTGAAGCACGTGGCGAAGGCGAAACCTTGGCTCGACATGAACAGTTATTAACTGAGTTGGCAATAAAAATGAGACTTGAAGTCGGCGCCATATATAAAGAACTGGTTTCCGGAGAAACCATTTCCGCCCGCCCTAAGATGCAGCAAGTCCTATTAGAAGTCATGCAAGGGATGTGGGAAGGCGTCCTCGTAATGGAGGTTGAGCGTCTGGCTAGAGGTGACACCAAGGACCAAGGAACCGTGGCAGAAGCTTTTAAATTTAGCAACACCAAGATCGTCACGCCCCTAAAAACCTACGACCCTTCTGATGAATTTGATGAGGAATATTTTGAGTTCAATCTCTTTATGTCCCGCCGAGAATATAAAACCATTAACCGAAGAATCCAAAGGGGCCGTATCGCCGCCTTTCGGGACGGCTGGTACATAGCCGGGACAGCACCTTATGGCTACGAAAAAGTTAAACATAAGGGAGACAAGGGTTATACTCTGGAGATTGTCCAGGAGGAAGCCAGGATCATTGAATATATCTATGATCTCTATACCACCGGCGAGCTACAGGAGGACGGCAGCTATGCTCCATTCGGCTCCTACCAAATCCGTGACCGGCTGAATGAGCTGTGTATACCTTCCCGGAGTGAAAAACCCTGGTCAGCCTCTTCCATTATTGACATATTAAGCAACCCAACCTACTGCGGATACCAGCGGTGGCAATGGCGTAAAATCCAAAGGCAAATGCTGGATGGGAAAATCATTGAAACCAGACCCAAAGACGCTAATTGCGAAAAGGTCCGTGGACGCTTCGCACCTATTATACCTGAAGAAAAGTATAACCTGGTTCAGAAGATTAAAGCGGGTAAGCCTCTCCCGATCAACACCAACACCACCTTGCAAAATCCCCTTTCCGGACTGGTATACTGTTCCAAATGCGGAACCTTAATGACCAGGCAGCCCAGCAACACCAAGCTTCGCTACGCCGTCCTGCGCTGTCCAAACAGTAAATGCAACAATATCTCATCCCCCCTTTCCCTGATTGAAGAACAGGTCATTGAAGGCTTAAAGGAATGGATCCCAGAATATGAATTAGACTGGCCGGAGGAATCCGGAAAGGAAAGCGAAACCACACTAGCCGTATTACAAAACTCCCTTCATAGCATTGAGGAGAGATATAGCCAGACAGAAAAGCAGTTAAATAAAACCTTTGACCTTTTAGAGCAGGGTATCTACACTCTTGATATCTTCCAGGAACGCCATAAAACCCTTGAAGTCCAGAAGAACGAATTGCTTAAGGAAAAAGAACGCATAAAGACCGAACGAGACCGCACCTCTGCCAGAGAACAAGCCAAGCGAGACTTTATTCCCTCTATCAAGCATCTATTGGAGGTATACTGGGAAGTGGATGATATCATGATTCGAAACAGTATGCTGAGAAATGTTTTAGATCACATAGACTACTTAAAGACCGAAAGAAATAAAAAAAGGCGCCGGAAACACGGCGAATTTCACATTACAGTTTTACCCAAGGATCCCGGAAGGCCGCTAAAACACTGGGTTTTCACAGGATCAATAATTACCTATAGCTTATCGGTTCATAT